GTATGCGTAACCCTGCTTGTCCACAAGTTTCCCCAAGGTTAAAGATTTCTTGTAACCCTCACGCTGACCACTTTCTTCGTAAATGGGTTGAACCATATCTACACGAAGACGGGACACCTGACAGAAGCAAGGACGGAACACTTCGTTACTTTACCTTCCAAGATGGTGATTTTGTATGGGGTGATAGCGTTGAGGAAGTGGTTGAAAAGTATGGCGTTGAGTATGATGACGTCCTTTCTTTTACCTTTATCAGCGCAACTGTCAACGACAACCCAATCGTCCAACGCATAAATCCAAAATATGTCTCATGGCTTAAAGGTCTAAAAGGTACAGAACGTGCTCGGCTTTTAGAGGGAAACTGGTTTGTTCGTGAATCCGCCAGTGGTTACTTTAAGCGTGACTGGGCTAAATCACAAAGCCTATTAAATCTTGATATTGTACAGTATTGCAGGGCGTGGGATATCGCGGGAAGTTTACCCTCGGATTCATTGCCAAACCCTGACTGGACTGCTGGGGTGTTAATTGGTAAAACCAAAGATGCTAGATATGTAGTATGTGACGTTGTTAGATTCCGAGCACGTTTTGGTGAGGTAATGCAGAAGATTATTGAGACTGCCAAGGGTGATCCTCCCGGTACTCAAATCCTTCTACCACAAGAACCCGGACAGGCTGGTAAGGCTGCGGGGATGATGATGATTAAAGACCTCATCTCTGAGGGTTTCCCGGCGCGCATGCGCCCGTCAAATAAGTCCAAGGTGATACGCTTTCAGCCATTCGCAGCGGCAGCCCAAGCTGGTCTTGTAGACTATCTTGAAGGTTCTTGGAATGATACATACTTTGATGAGCTGGAGAGATTTGACGGCTCCAGGGCTGTAAAAGATGATTTATATAAAACTTGGTCATCTATAAACCTATCTAATTCGGTGAACCTCTGATTAATCAGAAAACCCCGAGCGAAGCCCTTAATGGGAACGTGTAACGACTAGAGCATTTGCTCGTAGCCTCAAGTGAGGCGAAACGGTAGGCACTCAAAATTGAGTGAAGATATAGTCTCCTCTGCATAGCGATATGCAGCAAACATGGACAAGAATTAACGACTCTTGTTTAAGATACCACGCAAGTTGACGCCACGTCGGACGCATTCATCACCCTAGCTCAAAAATTCCAAATACCAAACTTCATGTCTGGTCTTAAATCAACAGACCTATCCGTATCAAACCCATTTAACAATATGTAAGGAGGCGTGATGTATGCCTGAATCAGACGCCTCTATGCAACCAAATGTAGAGGCTTTGACGCAAGGGGATATTGCTATCCCTCGTCTAAAGCTTGGGCAAAGCAGTTTTAATGGTTTGTGGACAGCAGCAGGGACTATCGTAGAAGAGTGCAACTCTGAACTTCGGTGGCCAATGTGTATGCAAACATACAAGAAGATGGCAAAGGATGCAACTATTGCCCCTGCTCTCAACCTTGTAGAAATGGCTATTGCTCGTGTCCCTTGGAGTGTAAAGATTCCAGAGGGGTATGAAGAACAATTGAAAGACAAAGCTGAGTTCCTACGTCAAGTAATGAATGACATGGATCATAGCTGGGGTAGCTTTATTCGTCAAGCTACTTCGTTCAACAGGTTTGGTTTTGCTCCTGTTGAGAAAGTATATCGTAAGCGTTACAAGAAGAATGGTAGTAAATTTGATGATGGTCTTGTAGGTCTTAAATCTCTTCCTCTCATTGCACAAGACACAGTTAGTAGCTGGGAATGGCAAGAAGGTGGTAGAGAACTTGCTGGTTTGAATCAATACGCTGTTGAGCCTAATGGCAAACGTGGTGTAATGACTTCCTCTTGGAAAGAGGAGTTTATTCCAGTTAAGAAGTTCATGCTACTTCGAAATAGCCCAATAAAAAACAACCCCGAGGGCGAGAGTCCACTCAAGTCTGTGTATCTAGCTTGGAAGTACAAGACTAACTTAGAAGAGTTTCAAGCAACTGGTGTTAGTAGTGATGTTCGTGGTTTAAAGGTGTTGTATATCCCTCCACGTTATATGGCTGAAGATGCTAGTCCTGAAGACAAAGAAGTTTATGCCTACTACCAGCGTATTATGCGTAACCTTCACATGAATGAACAGTCTGGTCTTATCCTTCCTCAAGTATTGGATGATCAAGGTGAGCAATACTTCAAGTTTGATGTTATCTCTGTCACTGGTCAAAAGGCTTTCGACACTACAGCAATCATTGCTTCTTATAAGAATGAAATCATTTCTGCATTGATGGCTTCTCAGCTTATTCTTGGTCAAGGTGGCGGCGGCTCTTTCAGTCTTGCTGAGAGTTTGCAAAGTATCTCCAACATGGCTATTGAATCTAAGTTGATTGAGATTCAAGATCAGTTGAACCACGATCTTATTCCTCAGTTGTGGGCACTAAATGGTTGGGATACTTCAATCACCCCAGAGTTCACCTTTGGCGACCTTGTTAGCCCAGACCTTGATGTTCTGTCTAGCTTTATCCAACGGGTAGGCGCAGCAGGTTTGCTAAGTCAAGACCCCAACACCGTTAACTGGATCGCGGGACAGGCGAATATGCCACTTCCATTCACTGATACCACTATTAGTGTAGAGCAGGCTCGTGAAAGCCTTACAGGCTTCACCTCAAATGCAGGCGAAGGTATGCAAGAAGGTCTTGGGTCTGGAACTGGTAAAGCTACAGGCGGTGGTGACAAGTCAACAGGTAACTCGGAGAACTAATGGAATTGAAAAACAAATTGCTTGAAGCCTTCTCCGAATTTCTAGAGAAGGCTGTAGGCTCTACAACCCAAGAACAGAAATCAGAAACTCTCGATGAAGAGATGGTCAGCTACGAAGTGATCTATGAGCCTTTTACAAAAGATGCTCATGGTGAATGGATGAGTGATAAGACTATTGAAAAGGCTATGGAGAACTTCAATAAGAATCTTGAGAAAGGTATTGTTCAACCCAACCTCTTCCACTTGAAGAATACTGAAGCATTCACTATTGAATCTACATGGATTCAAAAAGAGTTGGATGTGAAAGTTATTCAAACAGATGAAGTTATCAAGGCTGGTACATGGGTTGCCAAGTTGAAATACAACGATGCTGATCTTTGGCAGTTGAAGAAATCTGGCGTAGTTGGTGGTGTATCAATCGGTGCAACCGGAGTGATCAATCAAACTACTGGTGAAATTACAAATGTTAAGTTTGATGGAGAGGACTAATGTCACTCGTTATTAAAGATAAAGATGGCAAGCGTACGCCACATCTTAGCTTATGTCACGAAGCACAAGGGTTTAGTGCTAACAATCGCTCTGTCAGTTTGCTGATGAAGAGTGGTGTAGAACTTACCGAAGATGTTACCAAAGCTCTTGAGGTTTTGGGTATTAATAAGGCTGCCTTTTATTCTCAGATTCGTACCTCGTTGCAGGATGCTGTTAAAGAGAAGTACGGTGATGAAGATAAGTGGCTTTATGTAGAAGACTTCAGCGACTCCGTTGTTATCTTCTGTAATGAGGGTGGGTTGTTTACTGCAAACTACTCTCTACAAAGTGGTGAAATTGTCCTAGATGATTTAGCCGAACCTGCAAAGATGGTCATTACTTATGAACCAACTAGCGGAAAAATGCTTCTGTCAGAAGATGCTGAAGAAAAGCTGGAAGAAGGAGTATACAGTCTTGTAACTAAAGCCCTTCATAATGATGAGACTAAAGAACATCTAATTAAGATGTTTGAAGCTCAAACCTTACTAAAAGAAAAAGAGGTACTTGCTTTGCAAGAAGAAATCCAAAAGGCCGTCTTGGCAGCCGAAACTATCCTGAAAGCTCAGGTAGCAGAAAAAGAAGTTGAGCTTCAGAAAGCTCTTGATCAAGTTGAAGCTTTTAAAGCTGAGAAGAAAGAAGCTGTTGTTAAAGCTCGTCAAGAAGCCATTGCTTCTGTTGAGAAAGATGCAGCTAAAGCTGAAGAGTTGTTTAAGTCTCTTGAAGCATTGCCTGATGAAGCGTTTGACACTGTGATCAAAGCTCTGGCTGCCAAAGATGCTGTTGTAGAAGATTCTGATTTGTTTGTTCAAAAGAGCAAAAGTTCGGATGTAGAAGTTGAAGAAGAGAATGGCACTGCTGCCCTGCTCAAAGCCAAATTTGCTAAATAAGGAAAATAAATAATGACTGTTCAATTGCTTGACACGATTCAGTTTTCGAATCTGGTTAAGCACGAGCTGTGGCCAGAAACCGGCTACTGCCGTAAAGAAGTAACCGTAAACGAAGCTGCTATCAAGACCTACGCTGTTGGTACTGTTCTCGGTAAAGTTACTGCTACTGGTAAGTACAAGATTGCTGTTGAGACTGCTGTAGACGGTTCCAAAGTTGCTGCTGCTCTGGTTATTGCTGACCAAAGTATTGCCGCTGCCACTGATACCAAAATTGTTGTGTTGGAAAAAGGCCCAGCCGAAATTAGTAAAGGTGCTTTGGTACTTGATGCTACCTATGACAACGACGCTAAGAAAGATGCCGTATACGCTTCGCTGGAAGCTGTTGGTATCAACGTCCTCACCACTAACTAAGATTTAAGGAATAAGAAAATATGATCATCCGCGACCTTGCTAACCCGTTTAAAGTTAGTGACTGGACTGAGGAACTGCTTGTTGTTCCTAACATGTACGGTAAGATTCAACAGATGGGTTTGTTTGACGTTGAAGGCGTTGCTACTCACACCGTTTCGTTTGAAGAAATCAACCAATCCCTTGGTTTGATTGGTGACCGCCCTCGTGGCGAGCGCAACAACGTTTCGAAAGATTACACCCGTAAAATCCGTAGCTATGCTATCCCTCACTTCCCGCTGGACGATGCAATCAGTCCTCGTGACATCCAAGGTAAAGCTGCCTATGGTGGTAGCGGTGCTGGTGTCCCTGAAGTATTGGATCAAGTACGTGCCCGTAAACTTGAGCGTATTCGTCGTATGCACGCTCAGACTCTGGAAGTGGCTCGTGTTAAGACCCTTACCACTGGTGATATCTATGCACCTAACGGTACTGTAGCTGGTAACTTCTACACTGACTTTGGTGTAACTCGTAAAGTTGTTGACTTTGTACTGGGCACTAGCACTACCGAAGTTCCTTTGAAGAATGGTGAAGTAATTGCCCACATTCAAGATAACTTGTTCACTGGTGATGTTGTTACCAATGTTGTAGGCTTGGCTTCGCCACAGTTCTTCGATAAGTATATCACTCAAGCAGGCGTTAAAGCTGCGTACTCTCAGTACCAGTCCTCGCAAGAACCTCTGCGTGAGAGTCTTCGTTTTGGTATCGACCGTGTGTTCACTCATGCTGGTGTTACCCTGCTTGAATACCGTGGCTTTGCCCCAGACGGCACTCAGTTTATCCCAAGCGGTGACTGCTACTTCATGCCTATGGGTACTATGGATGTATTCAAAACCTACTTTGGCCCAGCCGAGCGTTTTGATACTGTTAACACCATTGGTGTTGAAGCATACATGTTTGAATTCATGAACCAGACCAACACTGAAATTCAGTTGCAATCTGAGACTAACTTCATCAACATGATTCGCCGTCCACAGGTAGTGGTCCGAGGCCATACCTCTAACTAAGTGTGTTTGGGATAGGGGCTTTAATTAGCCCCTTTTCCTTTATTATAAGGAAGTCCCTATGGCTTTAACAGACGTAGAAACGGTCAGGCTACTCATTGGCGACCTGCCAAACTCCCCATTCTATCAACTATTTACTGATGAAGAGATTCAACAGTTCTTAGACTTGAATGGTGGGAATGTAAGACAAGCAGCACGAATGGCAGCTATTGCAGCTTCAATGCAACTAGCAGGATGGAACACGCGGGAATCGACTGGTGATATTTCCGTATGGAATGAACTCTCCACAGCATACTTGAAAGCACTTGATAACTTCATTAATGATTCTAGCTCTGCTAGCATCCCTAATGGTTTGATGCCTTATGCTTCTGGTATTAGTTGGGTCGATGTGAATACCAACAATGCTAATCCTGATAATGTTCGCAGTCCTCTTACACAAATTAAAGTATGTGATTCACCTACTGGTGGATTCAGTACAACAAACAATTGCGGCTGTTAACCCACCATGTCTATGAAGCTTACAGTAGACAAGAAAGTGTGGAACAACCTCAAAAAGAGTTTTGCTAAAGCCGAGATGTTTGAAGATCAAGTTGGTTGGCAAGCCGATGCTGTTTACGGAAGTGATAACGAAAACCTCCCAATGGCGCAGGTCGCTCAATGGTTGGAAGAGGGGGTTGCTTCTAAGAACATCCCACCACGCCCTTTCATGCGTGTTGGTTTCAAAGCTGCCTTATCTAAAGGTGCTAACGATGCAAGTTTTAAACGTATCGTTACAGCCGTAGCTAATGGTCAAGATGTATTCAAAGCCTTACACAAAGAAGGTGATAGTTTCAGACAGACATTACGACAAGTGATGATTGACTGGGATACACCACGAAACGCACCAACCACTGTTGAACTTAAAGGGTTTGATGATCCTTTGATTGAAACAAGTGAGTTAATTTCTAATATCAC